ACCGGATGCGTTCTAAGCGTCCTGCTAAGCCAAAGAGTACTAGATCTAAACCCATGCGTTACAGGAAACGAGGCGTAAGGGGGTAGTTAATGCCAATATTTGGTGAATTTCTATATGGTGATGGTATTTATGCGCCTAGTATAGCTGGTGTAGATTCGGCGGCTGCCACACATAATATAGTATTAGACCGTGTAGGATTAATGACTGCAGGAGTACCTACACGATCAGATATTACATCTGCTATACCCCGTATTTCTATTGGAGCTGAACAAAGGCAACACACAGATTTCTCTGAGAGGGATACATTTGGTCATAACACATGGCATCATGGGTTTGGAGAGTTAGAATTCTCCGATAGAGCAAAGTTTTTTAAATCAGAAGGAGTACACACACTAGTCCCTCATCAACTTACTCTTGCACCTCAAATTAACGCACACGAGTTTTCTGATAATGCAGATGGAAGTAGTTCTGTATCAGATGTTGATGGAGTAGTACGAGCACATGCAGAGTTTTTAACTAATACATACTTATTAATTGAAGGAGATAGTGCTGCAAAAAACGCATTGTACTATTGGGGAACAACTCCTAATAAGTGGATTAAACAAAGTGCAGCAACAACTGCAATGGACACAGCTAGTGGAAGTGCTTCTCCAAAAGACCTACAAGTATTTGGTACTGGTAGTAATCAAAATTTATATATTGCTCAAGGTGAAGCTGTAAATATGGTTAGGTTAAATTCTAACTTATCAACTGCAGCAGATAATGGAGTACCTGCAAAGTTCCTAGCTTCTTTTGCTGGTAGACTATGGAGAGCAGATAACCTAAATGAGATATATCACTCAGTAGACCCTCATTCAGATGGCAGTGCTACTTGGACTGCACCTACAGGTATGAATGATGGTACTATAGGTGATTCTACTTTTGTTATTAGAGGTATGTGTGTACATGATGGTGCTCTATGGATAGGTAAAGACGACGGTATATACCGTATATATAACTCTTCTACAGCTGCAGCTGAGATCTGGACAGTAGAAAAGGTTATTGATTTAAATCACATGATAAGTGAGTTTAATGGTCAAGCTATGATGAGCTTTGGAGGCAACCTTTACTTCACTGTAGATCGCACACTAGGTAAATATGACGGAGCAACTGTACAGTACATAGGACCTGATAGAGGTTCTAATGCTACTGAAAATACAATGCAACTACAGTCTGTTTATGATACTGCACTGCCACAAGATATAAATACAGAGCCATCCTCTTTTAATTCAGGAACTGTAGGTACTATTAGATCTATGACAAATGACGGAACTAATATCTTTGTTGCAGTTGACTCAGGAGGAGATGGTACAGGAGGTTCAGGGAGAGAGTCCCGTATAATGATTTGGAATGGGACAGGGTGGCATCAGCTTTATTCAACTAACCAATACTTAAGTACTGTTCATGAAGCTGGAGATTACCGCACACAGTTTGTATCTTTTATTCCTAGAAAAGGGAACGCTGGTTGGCCTAACTATCCTAGAATTATCATAGGAAATGAAGCAGTAACTAATGCTACAGAAGATGGTGTAGAAAAAGAAGATAGAATAATCCAAATGTACTTTCCTAGATGGGGACATAATTTATTAGATGATCTTGCTGCAGATGGTACGTATAATTTACGATTTCATCCAACAGGTTACCTAGTAACATCTTGGTTTGATGGTGGCTTACCCGATGTAGAAAAAACTTTCTTTGATATCCTAGTTGAAGCACAAAACGTAGGGCTGGGTACAGCAAATAATAGTATAAAGGTCGAGTATCAAGTAGATAATATAGATCTATGGCATGAAATGCATCAAGTAAGTACTGTTGGTGAAGCTGATAATGATTTAATTGTAAGTAGTCCTACTCAAAAATTAACTTTTCCTGATAATGGGCCACTAGATAAATCAATATATGCTAAAAAGGTTAGACTAAAATTTACTTTAAATCAAGCCACAACAGGAAGTGGATACGAATATCAAACACCTGTATTAAAATCATGGGGTTACCACTTTGTAGTACGTCCTGAGTCTCGATACGGATGGAATATGACTATTAAATGTTATGATAATCTTATTGATCTACAACGTAGAAAAGAATCTAAAAGTGCACAAGAACTTCGCCAGTACCTTTACTCTCTTAGAGATCAAAAAGTTCCTATTGTGTTTCACGATGGTACAGAGTTACCTCAAATAAAAAACACCGTTCTTAACCCTTCTATGGAGTACTTAATAGGGATTGAAGGTACTGCACCTAACGGTTACACAGCTTCTAGCTGTACATTAGCTACAACTACTAAGTATCGAGCACACGGCTCACGTTCTATGTCTGTTACACCAACTACTTCTTCGGCAGATTCTTCAGTTACTGTAGGTACTTACACAATAGGTGCAGGAGAAAATATACATGCTGCTGCAAGTACGTGGGTTCCAGATGGAGCTGATAACATTTATCTACAAGTATTAAGAGCAGATAGCTCTATTTTAGTAGAAAAAGAAATTACATCTGTATCAGCATCAGGCGAGTATGGAGATATTTACTTAGCAAATAGAACTAGATGGGTTCGCACTACAATGTTTTATGAGGGCGTACCGGCTGAAGAAGTGTACACATTTAGAATTATAAGAAAGTCTACTGATGCGTACACTCTTAACACATATTATGTAGACACAGTAGAGTTTTCACACAATGGTCCAAACAATTTAAAGGTTGTAAACTATGATTATGTAGATGGAGACCAACTACGGTGTAGATGGTTAGGTACTCCGCATAATTCTGAAAGTGTACGACAGTCAGGCTATCAGGTTTATATTACTGGTATGACTGAAGCTTTTAGATATCCAGAGGTCAGGCAAAGTGCTACAAGTTTTGATAGTGAGGTTACTATTTCATTAAGAGAGGTTTCTTAATGGAGAGTATTAAAAAAATTAAAAGCTTAAGAGGAACTAGACAGGCATCTCAGATGCCTAAATTTCCTAGAATGTATATAAAGAATAATACAGAAACAGTTCTTAGAAGTCGAAAACAAAAATCTCCTGAGTTTGGACCAGACCGCCTAGAAGATAGAGCAGCACAGGGCTTTTATGGCACACTTCCTGAAAGAATCGTATATAAAAAACTAAGTGAGATGCTACTAGGAACACATAACTTTACTTTCCAAAGACTGGGTGGTGGTGGTAGAAACTATATCGGTGGTTTCGTACTAGATTTTGTAGTTATAGATAGAGTACCTAATCTTGTTATAGAAATTTTGGGAGACTACTGGCATCAAGCTTACGAAAAACAAGCTGACTTAGAAAGACAAATGGCAGTTGTTAAAGAAGGTTACCTTTATAATGAAATATGGGAAAGTGAAATATATATTAGTGATGAAAATCTAGAAAACAAATTAAATGTTATACTAGAAGGAAGAATCTAGGAGGAATTATGTTAAATCAATACGGCCATGCTCGCGGTTGGATGCCGGATGTAGACCACATAGGCACAACACAGTACGGGTACGCTGACGTTCCCCCAAACACTATGAAACCAATAGCTGTGATTAACCACATTATGCAAGGCTATGCTAGAACCATGGTTGAGTGGGCTGAGACTAATAGTGTACAGAAGTCAGCACACTTTATTGTAGACAGAGAAGGTAACATCACTCAGACAGTGAGTATATACTCCCCTGCGTGGCATGCTGGGCGTACTGCTAAAGAATCATGGAAGTCATTTCCCGGAGGTAATCCGAATAAGTATACTGTGGGTATAGAGCATGAAGGATTCAGTGTAGATCCCGGCTATGGTTATGATTTTATATATGAAGATGAGTGGCCGGAAGCTATGATGCAAGCCTCAGCTAAGATACATCAGTGGGTATTGGGGGAACTAGGGCTTGAAGCTAATGATCAGACAGTTATAGGACACTATGAAACGGATGCTGTTAGTCGTGCTAATGATCCAGGTCCTGCATGGAGTAAAGATACTCTGCTTAGTTTGATTGTGGGAGAGTCCAGTCATTCAGAAACTGATCAATCAGTTTGTAATTGCGATGAGAGATTAGCCACCATAGAACAGCGGCTAGACAAACTAGAATCATGGGCAAGAAAAGAAGACGATAATTCATTCGACTAATCATCTTTGATCGAGCCGAGTTCCACCTTATTATCTTGGTTAATAAACGATTCATAGTGTGATCCCATCCAATCTACAGGTACTTTATCATTATCAGATAATCTTACGAATAGATCCATACATGCTTCACTACAGATTGTAGTAGTTTGTTCTTCATTGATATCTTTTGAGATTCTAATAGATGTTTCTTCGGGCAATGTTCCACAGAAAACACAGGGTCCTTCTACTGTATCTAGGAATTCAACCTTTAACATCAAGCTCCTTGAAAAAGTTTTTTATATATGGTATAATTATAGCATGAAACTAGTCACATTGAAAGCTGAAAAAGATATTCAGCTATTTCCCATAGGGGATATACAATATGGGCCACCTGCATGTGATATCAATGGATTCCAGCGTTGGGTAGACTATGCGATGTCGCATAAAAATCCGATGTTTATAGGTACTGGGGATTATATTGATTTAGGTAGCCCATCAAACAGGAACAGTATCATTGCTGATATAAAGAAAGGAAATCTATATGACACTATCCAAGAAGCATTGGATACCAAGTCAAGAGAATTCTTAGAAGTTGTAAAAGATATACTGAAACCGACAAGAGGTAAATGGTTAGGGCTTGTAGAAGGACACCACTATTGGGAGTACGCAGATGGTACGACAACAGATAAGGAACTTGCAGATTATCTAGGATGTGAATTCCTAGGCACTTCAGGTATCGTTACCATGAAACTACCCAGAAAACAAAAGTGTTCTATATGGCTACACCACGGTAAGGGCGGTGGCTCTGCGATAGGTGGACCACTCACACAATTAGAAAAGATGCTACACTCTTTTGATGCAGATATATATTTAATCGGACATCACCATAAAAAAGTAGCAACCAAAGTACAAAAGTTATATGCCAATAATCTAAAGCTATCTCATAAAGATGTGATACTTGCGTGTACTGGCAGCTGGCTGAAGGGTTATATGCAGGACTCTGATACATATGTAGAAAAAGGCATGATGACCCCCGCCGCACTAGGCGGAATAAAGATAGATATCAAGACGGAGAATTCGTCTGTAGATATGCAAATAGTACTGTAGGAGGTACAAATGTTTAAGGAAGCGAATTTGAAGGATTTGGGGGAACGCTGTGCGATGACATTTATCCAAGCATTTTTGGGTATTGTTGCAGCGGGACCATTAGTAGGTATGGATGTTGAGCCTATGAAAGCAGGGGCAGCAGCTGGTGTTGCAGCCGTACTGTCAGTCGTAAAGACATACGTAGCACAACATTCTGGTGACAAGTCAGGAAGTATAATTTCCTAGTATGGAACAGACAGAAATTTCACCGGATGAATTAATCTTAGCTTATGGTGAAGTTAACATACAAAATCGTATGTTAGAAAAATCTCTACGTATAAAGGATCAAAAGATTCTACAGTTAGAAGAGCAGCTAAAATTTTATGATGATAAGCTATGGGAAGAGTCTGTTACTCCATTGGATACAGACTAATCGAGCCTTACCATATTAAATCATCTATGAGTTCTCGGAACTTTACTAAGTGCGAAGTAGTGTTTGGTATTTCATCACGGGAACGAGCTAAATAAGCAGGATGATATAGGGGCATTATATATGTTGGATGTGTGGAGTCCCACCAAGCCCGACGTATGTGTCCCTGTATCTTTCCTATTCCACCTTTGTTTGGAAACTCTATAAACTTATTGGTAGAGAACCTACCGAAAGTAATAACACCCTTTGGTTTTATAAGTTGTAATTGTTGATTTAACCATGGTGCACATGATTCTATTTCATGCTGTTTAGGGTCAGGGTTTCCATCACCTACCCAACACTTAACCATATTAGTTATATATGTGTCGGCTCGTGAGTACCCTGCGTTTTGTAGTAGCTGTGTCAGGAGTTGCCCAGAGTAACCAATAAAGGGTTTACCTGTGCGATTCTCTTGATCTCCCGGAGCTTCTCCTATCACAACAATGTCAGCGTTTACTGGACCTTCTCCTGCTACACCGAATGTTCTATTGTTATGTAGTCCACACTGGCGACAGGCTTTAATCCTATTCTCTATATCAGATAATTGGGTAGATGGATCCTTTACGTTCATACAACGCCTTTCTGTTCATTCGTGATATCCATGCTCCGAAGTGCATGTCCCTTGGTTTACCTGCCAAGAGTTTTTGGTATTCTTCTATACTTATTTCAAACATTAGATAATTGGATCCCCTCCCTATATTGCACAAGCGTCACCATCACAGTACAGGTCAGCTTGTTTATCGCCATCACCAATAACAGATAGTGCTAGTGGTTGTAGGTTTTGTTTCTTAGCGTTGTATACCTCTTCGGTAATGCCTTCATAGGGAGCTTGTTGGTATGTACCACTAGGACTGAGGGGTAGGAACGCTATATCCTTTACCTTATCCTTACTCCAGTTAATCATATCGGCCAGTTGTTCTGGTCCGTATTCTTCTTTATCAAACTTAACAGTAGCACTTACAGCATTGTCTGCCCAGAATCTAGCTACGTCAGCTATCAACCCTAGGTGTTCCATAGGCTCTACGTCTGATTCAGAACGCACACCTACACCTGCATCTACAGGGAACTCAACCACTACAGAGTTAGCAGGGTCAATGGCAGCAGGTTCTATATGATATCCTGCCGATTGTAATCTATCTACAAGAGGGCTATTGTCAGCTAGTGTGACACGTCTAATATGGAAGCGTCCTTCAACATTGTAATGTATCCCGGGGGTTACACCGGCTACTAGGGACACCGTACCACTAGGCTTTACTGAGGTCCTACGGACGCTGGTAGGTACATTGAACCACTGTGAGTATATTCTGTCATAGTCGCCACTCCAATGGTAGCCATGGTCCATCCAATCCTTAAGTACTTCTCTACCATGTTCCCCCACAAATTGTGTGATACCTGTAAGTGATAAGCCAATACGTCGATTATCCCCCATGATTTCTCTAGAGGTTTCATCTTCTATATTGTTTGAGGCAAGGGTAACAGTCTTACCATATAGGTAGGCAAACTTAATAACTCTTCTGAACTCTTCCTTACTCTTAATATGAGGTAAGTAGATTTCAACGAGCGTACACATTTCTTTGTGTCCTAAAGGCTGCTCACCACATGGGTTAAAGCCTATCGCATGTTCATCTGTTGTATCTATTATACCATTCATTCGCCCATAGTTGTGTACATTATCTAACCAAGCAAATCCCGGCTCACCATTGTGCCATGTACGCTCAGCTAATCTGCTAACGTCTGACTCAGGTGTTATGAACACACTGTTATTAGATGCCCAACCATAATCAATACGCTCAGGGTACTTGTTATAATCCTTGAGGTCAATAAAGATCTCATCATCTTCTTGACCAAAGGCTATCTCAGCAGAGCGTCGAACATTACCTGCTATAACACAGCGTCCAATCATGTTTGCTAAGTCTACTATCTCTCTAGTACCTAGTTTTCTGCCAGCACAGTTATCAAGTACTGCTCGAATAGATACGTGTAGCTGCCTAAGAGGGTCAGGTCCACTAGCAATCCCACCAAATCCATTGATAGGTTCCCCTTTAGCACGTATCTTTCCATAGTCAAATTCAACTGTAGCCATACGTGAAGCTGTAAGATATGAATTAATTAGTAACTCAACGGACTTAACCCATCCTTCTCTAGTGTCGGGAATTTCTATAATAGCCCTAGTCTTAGTAGGTTTGTTTAC